GATGTTCCATTCCTTATTAATATCGCTTTTTGCTTCCGTAGAGGATTCTAGCCCTTTAGCTGACTCGCTTTTGGGTGCAAATTGCATTTTGAAAGATTTAAATTCTTCAGCAGTATTAAATGCTTTAGAAAGACTGAAAATTGTATTTTGATTTGCTGGCACTGACACAACAGAGATTTCGTGCAATTCCAGTTCTTTTACTATAAACAGCTCTGCAGCTGAATTATATTCTGCATCGACGATGCGGAAGCCAATACTAAATGCAGTTAATACGCCGTCTTTTACAAGATTGAACACATCTTCTGCTGCTGCCGAGATTCTGGCTTTGATCCATAATCCCTTTTCGTCAATTCTGTGTTCTACCATCCTACCGATAGGTTCGCAGTGCTCGTGATAGGCAAGAATTACTGGATTCTTCAAGTAATTCTCCATACCCGCTTCCCAAACACTGGTAGGTACAACATCACCTTGTCTGTCCATGTCGTTGGTACTTGCGTAGCCTTCGATCATAATAGATTCGATTATATCGCTTTTGGTAGGTAGTTCGCCACTTTTTGTGAATGTACTCGTTAGCGTGAGTACTTTGTTTTTGTCTACCATATTACCCCTTGTTATTCTTTAGTGGAGGCGGGACGTCCTCCCTGAGCTGGGTTAGCAGCCGAACCAGCAATATTAGCTGGTATTCTTAAATCGTCATGGCCTGTGATAGCAGCATAACGTAATTCTTGTCGTGCTTCGTTTGCAGTAATAATTCCTGCATTAACTAGTGTTGAGTGGTATGCAGCAATATCTTTTAGTTCTGGTTGTAGTGCGGAAACTGAGCTTGTGATTGCTTCTATGTCGTAACCGTAATATCTTTCTAGTGCTGACGTAAAACGTCGAACAATAGGCATTACTGTTTCTAAATAAAATAGTCTTAAGTTTGGGCTGATGTTAGCATTGTTTCCGCCTTCCAGTAAGATTGGTGGAACGCCAATAGCTTGCATAATAGTTTGAGCATGGGTATTCATCGAAAGATCAAAATCCATGTCTTTGAAACTTGTGTTTGATATAGAGTGTGGCTTAAGTCCGCTATCTAAAATAACTGGGCGCTTACCGCCGCCTTTAGCACTATATCTTTGTAACCAGTATTGAATCGTTTTTTCTTTGGCAACTTGTGAAAGAGTATTATCGCTGGTTAGTACCAGTCCAAACACAGCTCCATTATCAAAAAAGTTGTCTTGAAAGTCTTTCATTGCATACAGTAGATTAATCGACTGATCTGCTGACTCAAGTCTTGAACTACCGCGATAGATAGACTTAGAATTAATATCTTTAAAGTAAAATACTTCAGATTCTTTAAATTCTACTAAACCTTGGTACAAATAGCTTTTAATAAATGTTTTAGTATCTGGCTGAATTTGTACGTTAATAGCAGGAAGGTGGTACATAAATACACCATCAAAGTGTATGAATACGTTACCTTCTAGTATCAAGTCTTGGAAAATCGCTAAACGAAATTCTTGTGCTGACTGATAAGGATTAGGTCTAAAGTTTAATAAAGTGTTTAGTTGCTTTTGGCGAATACCAGCAACTATTCCATCATTTACTTTGTCTTTTACATCGTAGTCTAAGCTGGCGCATGCGCTTACTACCATGTTAACTGAGCGGTTTACACATTCTAGCTTTTGAAAGGCTGTTTGATAGCCAATCTTAGCAGTAGTTGTAATGCGACTACCCTCAGAGTTTGCAATTCTTTCTTGTGCGGGATTTAGCTTTTCGCGTACCCACTGAGTGCTTTTTTCAAACCAGTTCATAATTTCCCTTTAGATAAATTCTGAGAAAAAACTACCTGAACTTGTTTTGGGTATAGCACGACCACCATTTAGGAATTTTTCGCGTTGTATCTCGATCCATCGAGCCTGTTTCGGTTCCGACCCAGGTTTTGGAGCCTTACCATAAACACCATGAAGCGCAACGTGATGAGGGTTACAAAGGGTGTAAACCTGTACATACAGCTCGTCGTGATGCTCTGCGATAAACTCGTCTCTTACAGCTAGAATACCATCATCAGTAGAAATGTCATAGCCTTTGCGTTCAGCCCATTTTTCCAACAGTATGGTAACGGAATGTAAGTGATGCAATTCAAGATCGCTGGATGTATCACAGATACAACAGTGGTCTTGTTTCTCGTAAGCTGCTTTAGCTCGATCACGTACCCATTTTACTGGTATCCGTTTGTTTGTATTTTTTGCCATTTACTTTAATGTTGAGCGCAACATCCAGCTATGTGCTTTGTGAGCATCTTGACGATCTGCCAAGAAGTTTGATAAACCGTGGTCTCCCATAGCTTCAGCTGCATCAAATGCCACACGGAACATTTCAGCCATCATATCGGAGTCCATTAATAATTCTTGTGCCATATTACGTGCATCTGCAATACCTGCGGGGTCATTGATTTCGCTTAGTGTGGCAATTTGACCAATGCTGGCAGGAGCATAAATTTGTGCAGCGCGTAATTCTTCAGCAAACTGATCGATTGCACCATACACTTCGGTATAGATGCGTTCAAATAGCAAGTGAAATTCATAAAAATCACTTCCTTCTACATTCCAGTGAAAGTTCGCAGACTTTAAGTAAAAAGCGAATTCACTTGCAAACGCAGTGGTTAGTATCTGTGAGTATTGTTCTTTTGTCATTGTTATCCTTTGTACCCAGAACTTTTTCCAAGCATGCTTGTTGCAATTACTAGTATTATACAGTATAGGCAGAAAAATGTCAAGGTAATATTTTACTTACCTAAACTGTGTACGTATAAAGTGCGTATCTAACAGCATCGGCCATGTGTGAATATTCATCGTGTAGTGGGCGCTCCTTTTGCAGACCTTCACGCTGATCCCAGCGGTACTGATCAAACATTGCCAACACATGGGTGCAATGTGGGGCAATTTTAAGGCGACCTTGTGCTACCAGTGTTTGCACATAGGCAATTCCGGGTAAGACATCTTTTTTGGCTTTGGTGGTTGATAAATCGTATTGATAAGCAAGGTCACTAGCAAACTGTGCTGCTGCCGAGTCAATAAAGATTACTTCAACACCCCAGCGAGAGCATAACTGCTGAAATTCCTGTGCATGCTGTGCGGTAGTACGTTCAGCTTCTAGATACTCATCAACAATCCAAAAGCAGTCTGCAGCGAAATCATACACAATTACCACGAACGCGGTTGCGTCACGATAGCCAGGGTCACAGCCAGCAATGGCTTCGCCTCGTATGTTTTCAGGCATGGATTCAATTGATGCTTCACTCAGTGCATAAATTTGACCCTCAAACACAGTAAAACTGGCAAGATATTCTTGTTCAAATTCAGCTTTTGACATTGATCTGCGAGCTTCCGCAACATCGGACTCGGCCATGCGAGTGTTCTCACTATAATCCGCTTGTAGCGATATCCACTCAGGAAAGTTAGGGTCAAATCCACGGTTGTAAAATTGGCTAAACCAGTTGTTGCGACCGCGAGGGGTTGAAATAAAAATAGCTTTTGAATTGGGCTTGTCAAGTGTGGGTCGTAGCGCAACGTTAAAGGCTGCCTCACCATCATCACCAAGTGCGGCCTCATCAAAAATAATTAGGTCATAGCTGCGGCCAACGCATGAATCCACGGTGCTGAGTGATCCCATGCGAATAGTCGACCCATTTTCCAGCTCAATAATCTTGTCTTTTAAGTTATCCCGCGCAACTTCTAAGTCAAAGTGTTTGATTAGTCGACGTTGTAGCTCAAACGAAATGCCAGAGAGATTATAGTTGGGCGACATGATTAATACATTGCAGCCTGGTACAAGTGTTACAAGTTGACCAATAATGTTGGCGATATAAGTTTTGCCTAAACGACGTGCTAGGGCAGCGCAAATAAAACGGTACTTGGGGTCGTTGACAGCATTGATTAGTGCAACTTGGGGACGATTAATAGTATCGTAAATATCTAGTAACTTTAAGTAGTTGGTGATCGGCAGCTTGATAAAACGCTCGGTAGGACCAAACTCGGTGATATGTTCGCAATCAACATCAGTTCTGGAAATAGTTAACATTGATTAGTCTTTGTAGTCTTGGCGTAGGTCAGGGTCAATTAGTTGGCCACGCAACAAATAAATTGGCGAACGACGATAGATAACCGCATCGTGAAAAGGATCAGTAACAATCTTAATAACCCAAGTTACAGCAACTAACCAAGTTTGTTTGATGGTTAGCTGTACAACACGAAAAATCACAGCTAACACACCCAGCCACAACCAGCCCCAACCAACGCGGTTTAGGAAAGTATCGGGTTCTAGGTTAGGCATTGCAACCTGGAACAACTGAGCGTCAAAGATGGCTAACAATGGTACGGCAAGCCAGCAAGCAACTAATACACGTTTACGCTTTAGGTTATAGCCAATTTTAATAGCTTCTTTGTGATCTTGTGTAGCTTGGTTGTAGTGATCGTAATCTTTGGGTTCAAAAAAGAAATGACCCGCTTGACGCGTGGTCATAGCAAGCAGCCAAGCTATATATGCACTTACAACTGGGTCGATGAATAAGTACGCATAAGCCACTAAAAAGCTGCAAGCTGAAATTAAGTGTAAAAATTGATTGATGCGACTGTGATGGTAGTATCGGTGATCGTCCCAGCGCTGTGTACGCAATGTTGCTAAAATGCTCATTATATGCCTTCTCCGGTAATTAATTGCTGTACAAGCTTGGAATACTTAGATCCGTCTAAGCCCTCGTTAATCTGCACGTTTACTTGTTTTTGTGGTGCAGTGCCCGAACGGATTTTTTCCAATTGAATTTCTTTGTCGAGTAAGTCCATGCTCATCTTATGTGATAAGGCAAGTAATTCAGCAATGTCTTTTTGCGAGCCAGCTCCAGCCTCTTCAAGTTCACTAAACTTTTGCTTGATAAGTGCGTCCATGGCACGTCGCATTAAAAAACGGTTGTTGTAGCCTGAATCGAAAAATACCGAGTCAATATAACTCTTGACCTCACGGCGTTTTAAGTATTCGCTAACGACTTCAACATCCAAGTCCAAGTGTTCAGCTACCGCTCGCGGGTCGTTTAATTGTAGGTAACAATTGGCTACTTCGAGCATTTCCGGGGCAATACGCACGGTTTCGGCAGGTAGGTTTTGTGTCATGGTGGTATCCTTTTGGACAATTATAGCATGGTGGGGAGGTTT